TACTGGAGAGAGCGAGATGAGTTTTACTTTTGATTTTGACAAAGAACAATTGAAACAAATGATACCAGGTAATCCATATATCGATTATTGGTTCAATGCCCTACATACTATACTACCTGAATATCAAATTAACACACCACAACGAGTAGCAGCATTCATTGCTCAATGTGCTCATGAAAGTGGCGGCTTTAAATTCCTTAAAGAAAACTTAAACTATAGAGCAGCTAGCCTACGCAAAGTATTTCCAAAATATTTTCCAGATGATGCCACTGCTGCTAGTTATGCTAATAAGCCAGAACGTATTGCTAATCGTGTATATGCTAACCGTATGGGCAATGGTCCAGAAGATTCAGGTGATGGTTATAGGTATTGTGGCAGAGGACTTATACAACTTACTGGTAAGAACAATTATATTTTCTTTGCTGGTAGTTTGGATATTCCAGTTGAAGAAGCCAGCGAATATTTAGAAACATTTGAAGGTGCTGTACAGAGTGGATGCTTCTTTTGGGAGATGAATAATCTAAACACTTGGGCTGATCAAGGTGATATATTAACATTGACCAAGAAGATTAATGGTGGTACTATTGGTCTAGCAGATCGTGAAAAGCACTATAAACACGCTTTACACGTATTTGGAGTAGCATGATGTTAATGTGGCTAGTAGAACACTGGCTACTTAATTTACCAGGTGAGGTGTGGATCTTACTGGCTGGGGTAGGATTTTTAGCATTTTTCTTTGCCAGTATATTCAGCCATATACCATTTTTACGTCCTTATATGATGTTTGTCAAACCTATTGGTGGGCTAGTCATAATAGGATCAGTGTTTATGTATGGTGGTACAGCTATAAATAATATATGGGAAGAACGTGTCAAAGAGGCACAGGAACAAGTGGCTGCTAAAGAGCGTGAAGCAGAAGAACTTAACAAAAAGTTAGAAGAAGAACGTAAAAAGAAACAACAGGTTAGAGTAGAATATAGAACAAAAATTAGAACTGAAATACAAACTCGTAAAGAATATATTGACAAAGAATGTAAGATTGACAATGAAGTAAACAAACTACACAATAAAGCAGCACGTAATATAGTAGATAACAAACCAGTGGAGAAAACAAATTGAAATCCTCTGCCCTACTATTAGCAATATTACTAGCAGGGTGTGCCACACAACCAGTCCCTATTAAACAAAAGTTTCCAGATGTGGACAAAGATAACTTAATAGCCTGTCCTAATCTAAAAGAAGTAGCAGAAACAAATACCAGTCTAACTGATCTGCTCTTGGTCGTACAGGATAATTATGGCGAATATTATACCTGTAAAGATCGTGTAGACGCTTGGATCAAATGGTATAATGAACAAAAAAAGAACTTTGAGAAATAATTATGTTTCAATGGATATTAAACTTATTTTTGAGCCCAGAGCGTAAGGCCAAGTATGCTATAGCCGAGTTTGATCGTATTAGACGGGAACTAGGACGAGCACAGGCTCAAGCACTAGTTCAAATAGAACGGGCCTACGAACGGGACATTAAACGGGCCGAAAAATCAGCAGATAAGGATATGGATTTACTGGCTGCTCAACACAAGTATAACGACCTAAAGGATAGTGTTGAAATAAAGTAAATACATTATTAGGAGCGAGTAATGGCAGAGGATAAAAAGTTATTTAAATGGTTAGCACTATTAGTAATATTGCCTATTGGATTAGCAGCATTTGGTGGAGACAGATTTCGATATCCCTGCCAAGATCCACAAAACTGGGATAAATCAATATGTAAACTGCCGCAATGCGATGTAACACGTACTTGCCCAGAACACGTATTTAAGGGTCAAATAGATCCAAGAACATTAGGAAAAGGTAAAGATGGCAATCAAATCCCTAATCTCGGTCCTGCAACGCCTGTTTGGGGGGCGAACACACAAGGAGGTAATTGTGGAAAGTAAAGAACCACTGATTTATACTGAAGAACAACTGATGGCCAGACTAAAATTCTTTATTGGAATTTGTCTAAGCTTGACACTAACTGGTATTGTATTTGTTGTGCTATATTCATTAATCTTTGTAACACAACCACTTAATGCTATAAGCCCAATTGATCAAAAGTTTTTTGAATTAATTGTGCCTATTGCCACATTCTTAACAGGTACACTAAGTGGTATTATGTTAGCAGGAAATGATAAGGATCTACGTGCCAAGGCCTTAGAAGCAGCCAACAAACCACCTCCCCTACCCCCTACTAGTTTTACGCAGACAACTACAACCTTTGGCAGTGGTGGAGGATTTGGATCACCCACTGTACCACCACCAAGTTTCGGTGGGCCTAGCCCATTTGGTGGTCCAACTATTCCACAACCAGATTATTGGGGTCAGGTAAGTAACAGCAGTCGGGGTAAACCAATGCCTGGTCAACCCCCATTTCCAGAACTATAAGGAGCGATTATGAAACAATTTTTAACAGCATTTGTATTAGGTCTAGCATTAACTATTCCTGCCTACGCAGCAGATAAAAAGGATGATGCTAAACCAGAAACACGCAAAGTATGTGTTGATGTACAGGGTAAAGATGGTAAGCCAGTAATGGACCCAAAAACTAACAAGCCTAAACAACAATGTAAAGAAGTTAAGGCACATCAAAAACACGAAGCTACAAAGATTGAAGATGCTAAAAAAGAAGTTAAAAAATAAACTAATCTTAATCTAGTAGGTTAAATATTAAGGCTGCTACACACAGCCTTAATTTTTATGAACTACTACGACATATTAGGCGTTAGCCGAGAAGCAACAGCACAAGATATAAAAACAGCCTATCGCAAATTGGCCATGGAACATCACCCAGACCGAGGAGGTGATGAAAGCCACTTCCAAAAAATTAGCCAAGCCTACGATACATTAGGTGATCCCAATAAACGCAGTAGATATGACAATGAAATTAATGTCCATACTCAATTCAATGGAAACTTTCGTAATTTTGAAGATATACATAATGTGTTCAATGATCTTTTTAGAGGACGTCAAGGTTTTGACTTTGGTCGAAAAGGTGTAAGGAATAAAAATCTAGACCTTAATATTAAATGTAAAATCACTTTATTAGATAGTTTTATTGGAAAGGAAGTAGAAGCTACATATATGTTACCATCTGGTCGTAAAGAAACTGCGGTTATCAGCATACCACCAGGAATTGAAAACGGTCATGTACTTAGATTTAAAGGTATGGGTGATGACGGGTTTCCACAATTTCCCAGAGGCGACCTTAATGTAACAATACTAGTAGCAGAAGATTTAAACTTTACAAGACGTAAAGATAACATTATAACTATCATAGAAATAGATGCTATTGAAGCAATGATAGGTTGTACTAAACCTGTAGAAACATTAGATGGAAGAATGATGAACATACGTATTCGTCCTGGTATGACACACGGTGGTGAATACAGTGCTAAGGGCATGGGTTTTACAAATATTACCACAGGTAATATAGGTGATTTTATTATCACAATTTATGTAAAAATACCCGCAATAAACGACAATAAAATAAAGAAAAAATTAGAGGAATTAAGAAATGAAATTAGTAACCTTTCCAAATGACATTTTAAGAGAATCAATGCCAGAATTTGATTTTGAAAATCCCATTATGGATCCAATGTTACTTGAAAAACAAATGGTAGAATTAATGGTTAAGGAAGGCGGTATAGGCCTTAGCGCAAACCAAGTAGGTATAAGAACTAGAGTATTAGTTATGTTTCCCAAAGATCTTAGTTTAGAGATGGGACCATTTGCTATGTTTAATCCTACTCTACGTGCTGCTAGTGATGAACAATTTGAAGCTATTGAAGGCTGTCTAAGCTTTCCTAAAGTTCTTATCCCGGTAAAACGACCAAAGACTATTATGGCTGAATATCTTGACAGCCAGGGGAATAATTGTGTAATATCACTACAAGGCATTGATGCTAAATGTTTCTTACATGAACTAGATCATTTAGATGGAATATGTTTTACAGATCGTGTTAGCAAACTTAAGCAGGAGATGGCCACAAAGAAGTTTAACAAATTAAGGAAAAAATATGGTAGAGCCCAGCGACAGTCTTAAAAATGTTTTTGAACATGCTATAGAACTAGCCAAAAACTATAAACATGAATATCTCACTCTTGAGCATTTATTATATACAATGCTTAATAATGAGCCATTTGTTAATACAATACAAGGATATGGAGCTGATGTAGATTATATTAAGGTAAATTTAGATCATTATCTTAAAAATAAATTAAACGATATAATAAAAGAAGAAGTTACTAAACCCAAAAAAACACAGGCTGTGGAACGTGTACTGAATCGTGCCTTTACACAGGCCCTATTTAATGGTCGACAAACTATGGAACTTAGTGACGTGTTCCTAAGCATTATGGGCGAAAAACGTAGCTATGCTAGTTATTATATCCAACAAGGCGGAATAGATAAAAATAAATTTGCTGATTATTTGAATAATGAAGTTCAACATGAGGAGGAAGAACAATTAAACGATCATCAGGTTGAACGTGCTTTAAAAGCATTTACTACCAATTTGAATGAGCTTGTCAAACGTAATAAGGTAGATCCCGTGGTAGGCAGAGTAACTGAACTGGAAAATATCGCCTTAGCCATGGGACGTCGTAATAAAAATAATGTTATGCTAGTTGGTGATCCAGGTGTTGGTAAAACTGCTATTGCTGAAGGTCTAGCATTTAACATTGTAAAAGGACATGTACCTGAATTTTTGAAAGACTATAAAGTTTTTAGTTTAGATATTAGCAGCATGTTAGCTGGTAGTAAATATCGTGGAGATTTTGAAGAACGTTTTAAACTAGTGCTAAAAGGATTACAAACTAAAGGCAAGACTATTCTGTTTATTGATGAAGCACACATGATTAGCGGAGCAGGTAGTGCTGGTAACAGTGCTAATGATCTTGCTAATATGATGAAACCTGCTCTAAGTAAGGGTAATATTAAGGTAGTTGCTAGTACAACTTGGGAAGAATATCGTAAGTACTTTGAAAAAGATCGTGCTCTAATGCGTAGGTTCCAGCGCATTACTGTAGACGAACCAACATACGACGTAACTATTCAAATCCTTAAAGGTGTTAAAAAATACTACGAGCAATTCCATAAGGTCAAAATTACTGAGGAAGCAATCCAAGCAGCAGTTAAGCTCAGTGTAAAATATCAAACAGATAAAAAATTACCTGATAAGGCTATTGATCTTATTGATTGTGCCTGTAGTAGATTTCACTTAAAGCTAGATCAAGAAAGAACCATTGGTGAACACGAAATTCAATATGAGCTAGCACAATCTATTCAAATGCCTGAAGAACAAATTGCTGAAACTGAGAGCAATAACTTGGCTAATCTTGAAAAGCGAATCAATGATGAAGTATTTGGACAGAATGATGCTGTTACAGAACTTGTAGACAAGATACTAGTCGCTCGTGCTGGTCTTAAGCCTGAAAACAAGCCTATTGGATCATTTGTTTTTATGGGACCAACTGGCTGTGGTAAAACTGAAACTGCTAAGACCTTGGCCAAACATCTTGGTGTAAAACTTATACGCTTTGATATGAGTGAGTATCAGGAAAAGCACAGCGTGAGCAAGTTGATTGGATCGCCGCCAGGTTATGTTGGCTTTGAGGAAAACGCAGGTCTACTTATTACACAGATTCAAGAAAATCCATATAGTGTATTACTGTTTGACGAAGTAGAAAAGAGTCATCCAGATGTTAGTACAATCCTATTACAGATGATGGATAATGGTTTTGTAACTGGTAGCAATGGTAAGAAAGCAGATTGTAGAAATATTATCCTAATCCTTACTACTAATGCCGGTGCACAGGCTGCTGAAAAGAATCAAATTGGTTTTGGTAAGCAGGAAAAGGACTATGATGACAAGGATCTAAAGAAATTCTTTGCTCCCGAGTTTAGAAATCGTTTAGATGCAGTCATAACATTTACCAAGTTGAATAAGGATACAATGTATAAAGTTGTTGTTAAGTTTATTGATGAACTTAAACGACAAGTATCAGACAAGGGCATTCGCATACGTATTAACGATGCTGCTATAAATCACTTGATTGAAAAGGGGTTTGATAGTAAAATGGGTGCCCGTCCACTACAACGTGTCATCGACAAGGAGATCAAACGTCCTCTAAGTCGTATGATGTTGTTTGGTGAACTTAAGGATGGTGGTTCGGCAGTAATTGGTTTGGAGAATAACCAAATCACCGTGACAAAACGTGTAAGAGCTAGTAAAGTAACTGAAAATGAATCACCTGATATTATTACCCACGAAGAGAACCAATAAACTATTCCTAGACAAATATAGGTACAAAATAGTAGTTGTAACTAAATTTGCACCTATGTTTAGGAATAAGGATATGGAATCAATTGTTAGTAAAATATTATATTGGAAAAGTGTGGACAAATTTCCTCCCTATATTTGGAGTGGAGAGAAGTCAGATTATGATAAATCATTGCTAATAGCAAGAACTTTTAAGACTGCTGGCCACGAATATAAAGTAATGGTCAGTAGTCCTTTTGTAAGCTATTATACAGATAATGAAGATGACTTTAAAGGCACAAGTAAAATACTAAAACATCTTATAAAATATGTCAGTATTCCATCTGAAACTACTCCAGTTTTAGAAAAGAATACAATATATCTCAAACGTATTAACTATGACTATAAAGTGACCATTAGTAATCGTATAGATAATAACGAAAGCTTTTTTAATTGGTGTAGAGATAATGAAAAAATTCGTATGCCTGAACGCTGTCAACGCCACGTAAAGCGTGGTTATAGGGTGGGTGACAGCTACTTTTATGTTAAAGATGCCAAAAGTTTAAGCATGGTACAGATGTTTATTGGCTCAAATATACAGCGTATAGATCGAGTCGTCAGCGAAAAATAGACATTCCCAATAAACAAACATTGATAAATATTAGGTAAGACTGGCTATGGTTATTAACATAGCATGATAAGGCTTGGTGATATGAAACTATTTGAAATGTTTGGGAATAAGGAAATGCCCATTGAGGACATGTTAAACACTGGTCCCAATAAAATTATTAAAGATGATCAAGGTAAGTACGAATTTGATCTAGCAGAAGATCTTGTATTTTTCATGCATCACAATGATGACTTTTATCGTCGTCACTTTTTTCCTATACTAAAAACCTGTAAAGCACAATATGAAAGTGGTGGAGAATTTAGCCACAGAGTGTTTAAAAAAGTTATCGAAAAAGCCTACGATCAGTATAAAAAAGAGTTTCCAGTAAGAGAACTAGATGATAATTTAGAAGAGGATTTTAAAGAGCAAGTAGCACATCATATCTACGAAACTGAAATACAAAATATTAAGGATGGATTATATAAATGATCCTTCGTGAGCTATTTGCTAGGCCACTTAAGGAAGGTGGGAATATTTGGGACGATGTAGAACCATTTGATCAAAGTCTAGCACCAAGGCTCGAAACAGAATTAGAACGTTACCTACAGGGTACAGGCTTTGAACTATATCGTATAGGCAGTGGAGCAACACCTACACCAGGTGTTATGAGTAATGATCTTGATGTTATGACCGATGCATATGTAGCGGCCAAAGTATTTCAACAACAAGACGCCAAAGGTGTTAGAGTAGAATTAGAAAGATTCCTACGAGGTAAAGGACTTGATACTAAAAAAAGTGGTACACAGGTACATGTTAAACTGCCATTTGGTCGTAGTTTTCATCAAGTTGATATAAAAGTTGTTCCCAATGCACAACAGGTACATAGGTACCATGTTCATAGCATACCAAAAGATAGTCCATATAAAGGTGTACACAAACAGATGATTATGAATGCTCTCGCCAGTAGTCAAGGTATGTTATGGAGTCCAGATGAAGGTCTGTTCGCTAGAGACGATAAAGGTAAAAAGGCTAACCTCATAAGCACAGACATAGATGAGATAGCACAGAAATTATTGGGCCCAAGAGCAAGTAGTCAAGATTTAGGCAGTGTAGAAAGTATAATGAACGCATTACCTGCTACACAACGACAACAAATTTATAGTTTGGCCAGTAGCGGGCAAAGTTGGAAAAGTAGTCCATTACGAGGTCCAGAAAAGAAGTTTTTCGAAGCAGCAGTACCAGGTATAGGTCGCAAGTATCAACATATCGAAGATCTAGTTTTTACTAATGGTGCTACTGGTGGCTTACATGCTGTAGAACGTCTACGTCATATGACTGGGCAAGGTGGTAATATAGAACTTAAATGGGACGGTAGCCCAGTTGTTTATTATGGCCGTCAAGATGGACAGTTTATGATGATTCCTAAAAATGCTTGGGAATATCTCAAACGTGGAAAAACCGAATTAGATAATGGTATCAGTACAGCACCACGTAATGCCGATGAAGTAAAAAAATTTTTATTAAGTACTGGTCGAGTTGATCCTACTAAAGAGGCACAAAGAAAACAATATGCTAAAGAATTAAGTAGCCTATGGCCTTATTTAGAACAAGTTAGTCCAGAACAAGGATTTGTAGAAGCAGGTCTATTATTTTATCCCGGTAAACCTACTACTTTTAATAGTCAAACTAATGAATATGAATTCACACCAAACATCACAACTTTTCATATAGGTAAAGACAGTGAACTTGGACGTAGAATTAGAGTAGCTAAAGTTATGTTGGCTGCTACTGGGTACTATCCAGAATTAGGATCCAGTGAAGAAACACGATTACCTGAAATTGAAAAATACAGTACACCAAATGTTATTGTACAAGGAACTACATACGTTGAGGAACCACCAGCTTTAGTTGATAATAGTTTGGATAATGTACAAGAATACATACAGGAAAACGCTAATCTTATCAATAATTTTCTAGCACCGAAGCCAGGATTAAGTAAACCTGGTGATGTACTTTACAAATTTTATAATCAAAACTTAAGATTACCTGGTGTTAAACAAAAATTTGTAGACTGGGTAACAAGAAACACTAGTGCTAAACAGGCTGATCTTATACTCAAAGATCGTGCTGGAATGGATGCTATATTAAATGCTGTGGAAATGCTGACTAAAGCCAAAATGGAAATGATTCAAAGTCTAAGTACAGCTACACACAGTGGTATAAGACAGACTAAACCAGAAGGTTATGTTAGCGCACATCCTGGTATAGCATTCCAAAATGATTTACCAGGTCAATTTATTAAAGCTATTGATCAAGATACCTGGGCTCCAAGGAAAGACTAATGATACTACGACAGTTATTTGAACTAGATAGAACAGGAGAAGGATCAACTGCTGTGGTAGGTTGGGGCAGAGGTATGGGTCATAAAGGTCATATGATGTTGGCCAGTAGTGTTATAACTTATGCTGATCGACTTAAGGGTGATCCATATTTTGTAGTGAGTAGAACATATGGTCCAGATGATCCTTTACAACCTGAAGAAAAATTAGCCATATACAAAAAGGTATTCCCAGAGCAAGGCCATATATTTCAAACTGCCACGGATGAACTACCTGATCTAACAAGAGTATTGGCTAACCTAAATCAACAAGGTTATAATAATGCTACTGTAGTAGTTGGTGCTGATCAAAAACAGGCATTCCAATATCTTAAACAATATAACGGTAAACCTAATAAGGCAGGTGACATTCCATTCAAGTTTGATAACTTGGATGTTATAGCCCGTCAAGAAACAGGTGACCCTAGTGCTGGTGAAGAAGGCCCACGTGCTACACCAATGCGTCAAGTATTGACAGATCCCACTAAGAGTGAACAAGAACAATTCGCAGTATGGCGTGATGCTATGAGCCCTGAAATAGATGATGCTCAGGTCATGGATCTAATGCGTAAGGCCAAGGAGCGTATGGGCCAATTCGCCGCTGCTAAACTAAAAAAGAAGGCTAAAGAAATGAGACTATATGAATTAGAACAGCCCAGTGGCACACTATATATTATATTCAAACTAAACCCAAGAACTAATCTAATACAGGTTATAGGCGACTTTGCTACATTCCCAGAAGAAGTTGTACAGCGTAGTCAAAATGTAGGTATTAGAGATAAGAAGGGTGGCAAAGGTCGTCCACTTAGAGTGAACTTTGAATTTACTGATGCCAGCAGTGCTCTTGGTGAATTAGAAGATGCTATTCGTGATGTGGACTTTATTGGTGGCGAGGCTGCTGAACTTGTATTCCCTCTAAGTGCTCTACGCAGTGACTTTGGTCCAGAACTA